TTAGTCCTGTTGCTCTGATTGCTGGATCTGTTCGGCAACCTCTTGCAAGCTGGCTTCTATTTTAGCTAGCCACTCTGCGGGGACGAACAGACAAGGCTGATGCTGGCTGAATAAGCGACGTTGTTCGCGTAGCTGCATGGTCAGCTTTTCATATTCATCGGTAATCGCGGTAGGCAATACACAGTCGCGCTTTTCCGGCAGAGAAAGCATGGAGGATTGCAGGCTGATATCGCGAACTGTCAGGTGCTGGCGATCGTCCACCAGCAGGTCGAGACGTTGAGTAAAGCCGATGCCGTTGAGCTTGCCCCGGATTTCTCCCCCTTTTTGCAGCCACCCTTGCAAAGTATTCTTCTCAATAATCAGGTGATTGACTTCAATATCGTGCAGGATCAGCGGGCGTTGCAGCACCAGATCCAGCGTTTCTGCGACGATCGTGTCAGGCAAGATGTAATGGAATTTCCGTCCAAGGAAGTGCCCCTGTTTCTCGACAGAAAATGCCTGCAATTCGCTTTGTTCACGCTGATATTGCTGACGTTTGGTATTCGCCTGTTGCAGCCGGAACAGTAGACTTTTCTGCTGGTAGGCGTGCTCGGTAATCAGCAATTCAAGCTGGTGTTCGATGAGCATCAAGGTGCTTTGGTCATGCCAGAGACAGTCTTTCAGCAGAATGATATCAACCGGCGTAATGGTGTCCCGTCCGCAGAAAAATGCGCTGGCCTGAAGCAGGCGCAGGGCTTTTTTCCAGCGTCGATCGGAAATGTAAGGCGCCTTTTCCAGCGCATCGAGCTGCTGACGCAGCGTGTAAATCAGCTCGAAACCGACTTCAGGCAGCGCAATCTGATCAATATCCTTCTGCCACTGTAGGTACTCTTCATCGCTGACGCTAAGGGCGGGCGGGACGGGGTTATCGCGTTCGCTGCTATTATTCACGAGCAGTGCACGGAAATTCTGTTTTTCCTGCACGCGATCGAGCCACAGACGGATGAGCATTCGGTCGTAGAGCGCTTCCAGACCGCCATCCGCCTCTGGCAATTCATTCGAGGCCGCGACCAGCAGGCGCATGGGGATCGTATCTTCGCTGTTGCCATTACGGAAACGCCGTTCGTTAATGGCCGTCAGCAGGGTGTTCAAAATAGCGGGACCCGCTTTCCAGATTTCATCCAAAAAAACGATTTCGGCTTCCGGCAGATAACCGGCGGTGAGTCGCTGGTAGCGGCCTTCATCTTTTAATGCCTGAATAGAAAGGGGACCGAATACCTCTTCTGGGGTGGAAAAGCGGGTCATCAGGTACTCGAATGCGTTCGCATGACGAAAAGCGAATTTAAGGCGCCGAGCGATCATACTTTTGGCTATACCTGGCGGCCCTAGGAGAAAAACGCTTTCCCCGCTTAGTGCTGCCAGCAGACAGAGGCGAATGGCATGCTGTCTTTCGTAGAGCCCATGCTCTAGCGCATGACTGAGGCGAGAAATTCTTTCAGCCAATGCCGCAGTTTGACGCATAATTAATCCGTTAGTCCCATGATGTGATGTACTGAAATCGTTTATTTTTTGAATTCGGTTGCTCTACTGAAAGCGATGTCTCAGAAAAAACCTACTTTCAGAAAGACAATAGTAATAATAAACGGCAGATCACAGATTTTTATTAGAATACTTTTACGGATTATTCACCCTAACGGGGGAAGTAAGCAATAAACTACCTTTTACAGGATGTTTCTTATGCATGACCCCGCACCATAAACATGGTTTTTTACCCTGATTTGTGCATACTGTGCGCTTTCGGACGCGTTGCTGTGAATGACGCGCTTCGCGGACTGATTAACAACATGATTAACAAAAGAAGATAGGTTTATGAGCTCAGAACATAAACGTTCGCTTCCGGCTGTCACGCTGGCGGCCATCGGGGTAGTTTATGGAGATATAGGAACCAGCCCTCTTTATACGTTAAGGGAATGTTTATCAGGGCAGTTTGGTTTTGGGGTCGAACCTGATTCTGTCTTTGGCTTTCTTTCACTGATCTTTTGGCTGTTGGTCCTTGTTGTTTCGCTGAAATACCTGACCTATGTGATGCGTGCCGATAACGCAGGCGAAGGTGGAATTCTCACATTAATGTCGTTAGCTGGGCGCAATACCTCCGATAGAATGACGTCTGTGCTGGTCATCATGGGGTTGATTGGCGGTAGCTTCTTCTATGGGGAAGTGGTCATCACGCCAGCTATATCGGTGATGTCGGCGATGGAAGGGCTGGAAATTGCCGCGCCGTCGATGGGCAGCTATATCGTTCCCCTCTCGATTGTCGTTCTGACATTACTGTTTATTATTCAAAAACACGGTACAGGTAGCGTCGGCAAGCTGTTTGCACCCGTGATGCTGATTTGGTTTTTGACGCTTGGCGTACTGGGTGCGCGCAGCATTATCGCTAATCCCGAAATTTTGCAGGCGTTGAACCCGATGTACGCCTTGCGCTTCTTTATCGAATATAAAGTAGCGTCGTTCTTTGCGCTGGGTGCGGTGGTGCTGGCGATTACCGGGGTCGAAGCGCTGTATGCCGATATGGGGCACTTCGGTAAATTCCCGATTCGTCTCGCCTGGTTTACGGTGGTGCTACCATCGCTGGTGTTAAATTACTTCGGGCAGGGCGCGTTGCTGTTAAAGGACCCGGAAGCCATCAAGAACCCTTTCTTCCTGCTGGCACCAGACTGGGCGCTGATTCCACTGATGATATTGGCTACGTTGGCGACAATTATTGCTTCTCAGGCAGTGATTTCCGGCGTTTTTTCCCTGACCCGTCAGGCTGTGCGGCTGGGTTACTTGCCGCCGATGCGTATCGTACATACGTCAGATATGGAATCCGGTCAGATTTATATCCCTGCCATTAACTGGATGCTCTATATTTCCGTTGTCATCGTGATTGTCAGCTTTGAGCATTCGGGCAATCTTGCTGCGGCTTACGGGATTGCGGTAACAGGTACGATGGTGATTACCAGCATTCTGTTCTTTACGGTGGCGGTAAAAAATTGGCTCTGGAATCGCTATCTGGCCTGGGTTTTGCTGGCGGGCCTGCTGATTATTGACGTGCCGATGTTTTTGGCAAACGTGGTCAAGATCTTCTCCGGCGGCTGGCTGCCGCTGGCATTGGGTATGGTTATGTTTATCATCATGACCACATGGAAAAGCGAGCGCTTCAGGCTGCTGCGCCGGCTGCATGAGCATGGTAATTCGCTGGATGCCATGATTGCCTCGCTGGAGAAAACGCCGCCGACGCGTGTGCTGGGGACCGCCGTGTATTTCTCGCGCGCGACTCGTGTTATTCCGTTCGCACTGCTGCATAACCTTAAGCACAATAAGATCCTGCACGAGCGCGTGGTGTTGTTGACCATGCGAACTGAGGATGCGCCCTATGTATTGAACGCTCGCCGAGTGACGGTTGAACAGCTTTCGCCGACGTTCTGGCGCGTGATTGCCAACTATGGTTGGCGTGAGACGCCGGATGTGGAAGAGGTCTTTCAGCGCTGCTGGCAGGATGGGTTAACCTGCCAAATGATGGAAACCTCTTTCTTTATGTCCAATGAGTCACTGATTATCGGTGAGCGTCCGTGGTATCTACGCTTGCGCGGTAAGCTATTCATGATGCTCAGCCGCAATGCGCTGCGGGCGGCGGATCAGTTTGAAATACCGCCGAACAGGCTGATTGAGCTGGGGATACAGGTCGAGATTTAAGTGAACCGAATAGATGATCTTATGTTGGGATAAGATCGAGATATACGGTCGACCACGAGGCGAGGCATCCCTGCGGGAACCTCATCCTCGTGTTTCCCTAATAACAGGCAGCGAGTTGCTGCTAGTACGTTAACTATTTTCCCAATTTACCGACACAATTAGCCCGCCTTCGGGCTGATTGGTGAACGTGACCCGCATGTGGTGTAGTTTTGCGATGTTGTTGACGATAGAAATTCCCAGACCGCTGCCGGATTTATCCTGCCCCGGCGGGCGATAAAAGCGTTCGCCAATTCTTGCCAGCGCCGCCTTGCTAATACCCGGCCCGTTATCGGTAACCTGAAAGCTGCGTTCTGTCAGCGTCAGGTTTACCGTCCCCCCTTCATGGCTGTAGCGAATAGCATTATCCAGCAAATTGCGTACCAGCAGAGTCAGCAACAGCGGATGGCCTTGCCGGATAACGGGGGCGTCTGGTAAATCTAGCGTCAGTTCGATACCCGCAGTTTTCGCCGTGTGGTAATGCGCGATCACTGTCTGTTGCAGGAGTTCATTGAACTGAACGGGCTGCATCCCTTCGGGTGACGATTCGGCATCCAGCCGCGATAGTGTCAGGAGTTGATCCACCAGCCGTGTAGCCCGATCGATACCTTTGTCCAGATTGACCAGTGCATGGTGCCGCATGGCTTCATCGTCATGCGCGAGCTGTGCGACTTCGGTTTGGACTTTCAACGCTGCCAGCGGGCTACGCAATTCATGAGCCGCATCGGAGGTAAAACGACGTTCACGAACCAGCATGTCGCTGATGCGGGAAAACAGGTGGTTTAATGCGTTGACCAATGGGCGAACTTCTTGCGGGATGTGCTGCGTCGCCAGCGGTGTACTTTCGCCCGGTGAACGCTGTTGAAGCTCGGTGGTAATGTGTTTTAGCGGCGAGAGTTCACGCGTTACGAGACAGAACAGCAGCGCCAGCATGATCGGCAGCGCAAACAGCCACGGCATCAAGTTGGTTTTTACAATATCCAGCGTCATGTCCTGACGGTATTCCCATTCCTGCCCAACGGCGATCACGTAACGATCATCTGCCGTTGTTAACCAGATGATGCGCCATGCGTCACTGTCATCACGCAATTTGCCGTCGGTAAAGCCGTTTCGCTGGTAATCAAAAATGAAATTTTTGCCGTTCTCACCATCATTCAACGCCATCTTCCCATCACGAGTAAAAATGGCGAAGGCTAGGGCATCATCATCCTGCTTGCCTCGATCCTTGTGTACCAAACTTTTGGTTTTGGGCAGAGAAGTTGACTGAATTCGCAATTCATCGGGGTTCATGGTGGCAAGACGTTTGGCAAATAGCAATTGCTGAGTATCAAATAACTCATTGATGTTATGACGCGTTTGATACCACGAAAGCAGACTGGCTACGCCCCAGCAAATCATAGTCAGCAGCGTAAAACCCGCAATCAGGCGTAAACGCAGGCTGAGTCGGTTCATAGTGCATCTCCCAAAATGTAGCCAACGCCATGCACGGTACGGATAAACCCGCTGCTGATGCCGCGCGAGATAAGTGGCGGGTAATCTGCAAGATAAATACCGAAGTACAGAATTGCAAAATATGAAAAGGAATTACAAAAAATGTGGATTGGCGCAATGTTGATTAAACACTGCGCCAATTGATTTATATCGAATAAGCGATGCTGAAAGGGATATAGTCAGCTGACGATGTAATGCCGCGAATATAGATGTTCCCATTCGTCGCGATCACCACGAGCACTGGTGTAGCGCCTGAGACCGGAACTATCACCCCGCTCACTGTGTGGCATGGTACACTATAAAACGTCTGTTCAAACATCGGGCGCAGTCGGAGCGGCAAAACCCCTACTGGCGTTGCGTTATCCCACGATTCTCCCCCTCGACTGAGATAGTACGAAAGTGATAACTGACTTCCAGACACTGAATAAAACGGCGTCGATATCACCCCTGCATTGCCGGTGAAATATCGCTTGGGAATGCGCAACGCGCCTGATAGCGCTGCCGGGGCAACAGTCACACCACGCCTCAGAGAATCAGTAAGACGCAGGTAATATGCGGTAATCGTTCGCGCCCAGGCCATCCCGAGCAGTTTGGATCCAAAAATTGACGGGTGGATGTTATCCATAACAACCGGGTCAACACGATCCCCCATGCCAAGAAGCTCTGGCGTCACCATGCCAAACGCTGAGGTGGTCATGGAATTGTAAAACACATTTTGGTCAGATAGCATTTGCATAAGTCGTAATCTGTACTCACTCCCGTTTGCCGAGTTACCGCTTGCTTGCCCAATATGCCCATGAGCATCCACGCCTGAGTCGATGATGTCGGCTCTCGTATAAAACATGGCGGGAATACTGACAATCGGTTCAACTCCGTTTGTGCGACAATAGGTGATCATTGCCAGTACGTTTGTTGCTAATGTAGCGGCACCCGTGCCACCCTGAATATCATTTATTCCGATCTGGATTAGACACAGGTCATACCCAGTAATATCCGTCGCTAAAAGTATTGCCTTTTGTTGTGATGATGCCTGCCCTCTCACGGCTAAATTAGTCAATTTATTAATCTGACAACCCGAAATCCCCGATAAATATTGCGCTGCAAATTCAAATTGAGACTCTACGGCGACATCACGATCTGCAGTACTGTCACCGATGCAAACGACATCAATGTAGGGAACGGCAAATGAGCGCTTGCCAACAATGCGTGATAAAAACCCAATATTGTACTTAGATGCGGCAGTGCTATAGCCCCTAACCAATCCGGCAGAGATGATCCCACGCTTGGTTTGATACGTATAAACGACCGTCTCATTTACAATAATGCCAAATCGGTTGGCGTCATAAACAATAACCCCCAGCATGGAGAACTGGAATTTATAGGGCTTAATGTTCAGCTTGTTTAAATCGACAGAGGTTAATATCTGATCGCCGTATGCGCTGCGTTCTCGCACTGTTAGCGCGGTACCGGCAGGTTGCATCGTCGCGATAACAAATCCTGTGTCGATTTCAACGATAACCCCTGTGTCTGAGTCGCCGTAGTTAGCATTTCCGGTCACCGGCCTGCAACTTCCACGGATGGAATCACCGGGAACTACAGGGAACATTGTTCCGATGTACTGACTTTCCAACGGGCTATCTACAGTTAAATATTCATCCGATGACACTGCTATTCCATCTGACGAAAAATTTAATGACATATCCGGCCAGGCACCACTGGTATGCACATAAATAGGAGCATGGAATGCGTTAAATCTCAGCCTACCCGGTACAAAGCATTCACCAGAAAGCTCTGAGCCAATAAACGTTTTCTCACTGGGTCGATTAAACATGCCATCGCTAATCCCATGCATAAATGCCGATGTGCCGCCGACACCTATGGGTAGGTGTCTGTTTGATTTAGAGCCGGGCTTACGGATGATGTTGCTTATGCTGTCTGATGGGGTATGAATTTCAACTCCCGGCTCTGAAATATATTCAACGCCCTCCACATCACTCAATGACGATGAGCCATCGATATAATAGACGCCGGTATTTGTATAAGGCAGATAGACCCGGCATGGCCTTGTCGCTGTCGCTGCAACAAACGCTGAAAAGTTGTTTGTGCCTGTAGATCCATTCCAGTCATCAACCCCACCGTGATCGCGAATATCACGCACAACGGTGTTGCGCTCCCTTTGAGTTAATCCACCTGATGTGCCCAACATCTGATCACCATCCGAAGAAATTAAGTCTGCGCGGATACTCGCATCCCCAACATCAACCCAAACGCCATCAGGCTCATCACCAGACCAAACCCCACCATCATCGGTTGGAGAAGCTCCAGCAATAATATGTGGGGCATCGAGATTGCCACGATAGCGATACCAAGAGCCGTCGAAACTGACTATCTGGGTCGGCAGTGAAACCTCAAGCCCTATGGCCCACACACCCAATTGCATCCAGCCTAAATTATCGAACGCTGTACCAAACTTCTCATACAGCCAGCGTGTTCTATTCGTCAGGTCTTTTAACGGTTTATTCGCTGCACCATCCGGGCCACCGCCGACAGGGTCGTTACGCTCGATTTGATAAACGCCGTCTGTCCAGTTCGGCGATTCAGGTAAATTAGCCATTTGTTTTCTCTCCTGGTGCAATTAATACGCGAAATTGTGTTCGCCGTTAAAATCGATTTCGTCGTTATACGTGATGGTGCGGAAGTCATTAATCATTGAGATGCGCCCGAACATGCCCAGTTCTCTTGACGGGGTCTTTTGCAGGTCGGGCAATATTAATGACGTGGTTTCTAATCCGACGAGGTTATTGCCTGTATTAATCAGTTCTAACATTCCGACGGGATCGATATTGACGCGGTAGAGTTCGACCAGCGTTTTCCTGCTGTTCTCTGCCAGATTGATACTTTCATAGCGCAAACCGAAATCGCCTGGTGTAGACGTCAATACGGGAACAGCCTGATAGCTGGCATAGTCATAGCTGGCGATAACGGGTTGCTCTGCGGGTGTTGTCAGAAAATCAATTGCCCCCCAGTCAGCATCGACGGTGTAATCAATTCCCTCGGTCAGACCGTCCAATACAACCGAGCGAACGTTCTGAAACTCCAGACAGATACGGTTTCCTGCCACGATGCCCTGCGGTAATTCCTCACTGTTCCAGTTCTGACGATATTTGTACTTTTCGCCGTACAGCAGAATAGCCAGGTTATCGGCGGACACGTCATGCCACGTTGCCGTTATGCCGCCATTTCGCGCCGTGATATGGCGCTGGGCCTGCAACAGACTGCCGCCTCGTGAAACTTTTCCGACCTGCTGCTCATAGGTCAGCGCCACATTCAATGATGAGACGTCACCTATCCAGCGCCAGTTAACGCGGCGGTCAGCGTCGCGTTTAGATAGATAAACTTTGCCCTGGCCATAGAAATAGTTTTCCTGATTCATACGCTACCCTCTGGCTCTGGCTCTGGCTCTGGCTCTGGCTCTGGTGTCGGTTCGGGGACATAAACGCCGACGGGCAATGTCGCTTGATAGCGATACAGCGATTCTGTGCCGTCGCGTGTGCTGAACAGCGTCAGAATGTGCGTCGCGGCGTCAATATCTTCATCATCGGACTGATATGGCACAGACACTGTGCTATCACCTGTTGTCAGCGTCCAAACCACATCATTCGTCGCCATGTTCGTCAGCGTAATGACATACTTCACGCCGGGCTCTGGCCCGATGCTCCCCTCTGTACAGTCAATCAGCCTGTCGGCTTGCAGCAGTCGATCACGATGGGCATACGTTAATGAGTAGGTTTCGGCGGTGGCGACAACAAGAGGATATGGCGCATCGTTGATGCGAATATTGCCGGGCAGGTATGGGCGTGCATGCCTGTGATTCATCTGGATAGAGGCGACTGGAGCCAGGTCTTTATCCAGCATTTCAGCGCTGGTGCGCGTCAACAAACGAACATCGACGGTTTCACTAGTGATGTATTCGATGTTGTCAGACTCAATCGCGTTTCTGTATAGACGAACACGGGCACCAGCCAAATGTAGAACTGGAAAGGTATCGGCACATGCACGGCCAACGGTCAGTCGCTCATTTTCCACGTCCACGGCATCAACACGCATAATTTCGTTGCCGACGATCAACGCGTCACCGATGCTGGGTACTCTCGATAACGATACATGCATCGTATTCGTTAATCTGGACATCGTCGTTAATAGCGTACCGGACGGCGTCCAGTCGCCTAGGCCACGGTCTGCAAACTCAGTGCCAGCGGCGCGAGTCTGCAATTGATAGTTCACAGACATGGCGGTCGGAGCCGTGGCCATCACGCCAACATAGCCCCCTTCAGGCTTCAGATAGTCCAGTTCGGCTGCGCTCATCGTTGCTGCCAGTATCATGTACGGGATTTCTATCAACTGGATATCACTGACAGCGTGTAAAGAGGCATCAGGCGGAGTCCATTCGCTGCCTTGCTGGCCATTGCTGTATGACGTTGCGGGCAGGCCAAAAACGTCCTGCACCGCTGTAACAGTTAGTGCGCCGTTTTCGCCTTCTGTTATTTTGCTGACGCGCATCACCATATTGATAATGTCGCGCTCAGGTAATGAAATGCGGAACACGCTGGCAGGGGCTAAATCACCGCCACGACGGTCAAACTGGATGACCAGACGCGTTAATCCAGCAGCTCCCATTTCTAAATCACGCTGTGCGACGCGAGCGGCCAGCTCTTGTGTCGGAATTGCTTTGTACTCTGTTGAACTCGAAATCAAACCGACAGACTGAATAGAGCCGAGATTCTGCGCCCGGACAGTGCCGTCGGTATTCGTCACAGGATCACGAAACGTGACGACAATTTCATTCGGTGCAGAGTCAGAACTTACGCTGTCATCGTCTTGAACAGCAGTAATGCCGTTGTCATACGTGAACAGCGGTAAATCCGCAGGGTTATAGTCATCGCGGATCAGCTTCAGCGTCATTTTGCCCGTGGACAAATCACCGTATTGGGCTGCACCGATATGATCGAGAACTTGCTGCACGAACGTATCCAGTGAGTCCTGGCGGTTGTATCTGAAACACAGGCCAAGGCCTTCATCGTAGAGCTGATCGGCAGAAACCTTGTAGCTATCCAGATTGAAATCGTCATCGAGCGATAGACCACGCCCCCAGTCACGGTTCATCCCGCACTCAATCAGGATATGTGCGGGGTTCATCGCATGGATCGTGCGCAGGTTTTCAGATATCGATTCGACAGCTTCAGCTCGAATTTCATCACGAGTAGGTTCGCCGGGCAGTGGCGGAACGGGCACCCCTTCTTCATCCAGAACAACAGGTGGCCAGTTGTCGTTCAGCAGGTAATTTGTATTGAGCTGTGCGTCATCATTACGTAGAACAATTTTAGCCTTTTCGGGATACCAGACGACGCCTTTATCCCATCCTCGATCAATACGGCGAACGCGATACTTCCACGGTTTAGGACTGGCGCTGTAACAGCTCACCAATCCGCTGAACAGCGTCGTCACTAATCCGCGAAAGCCTGGGACAATCCCGGTCAGCAGTCGCTTTAATGCGGGGGTTGGTTCTTGCGTTGGGCCTCCCATCATGACTTCCATTGTTCCCTGAATGCCACCTTCGCCGCCCGTGTCATCACCGCCAAACAACCCGGCTTTATCTATATAGATAGCGGTATTGTCGTTGATTTGCCCTGGCGTACCTGCAAACACGTTTTTATCGTCTGCTGTGATAGCAACGATTTCATTGACCGGGCCGCGACCGAGGCCAGCCTGAACATCCCAGGAATAGCGATAGCCAACAGTGACTGACCGAGAACCTTTTCCGCCGCCGCCCATCTACTTAACCTCACTTTGTTGGTTACGCGTTTCAGCCAGACGAACGATATTCAGTGCAATCGCATCGCCAGTGGCCAGCAGCGCATCTGAATCAATTCCGCCGTTGTCCAGGAACGCTTTCAGGTCGAGCTGATAGCGATTGAAAAACGTGCGCAGCCCGCTTGCACAGCCGCCTCCAGCTCTTACATGTTCCATCGTGATCAACATAGTGAACCCCTTATTTCTTGATCGCGTCATAGCGATAGTTGCCGTATCCCAGCACGAACCAGTCTTCTGTCCAGCAATCGCCGAAAAACACGCACTGCGCCGTCCCTTCGGTCGGCTGGGGCATTTCCCAGTCTTCCGCAGTCGCTGCATCTGGAGTTTTATTTTTAGGTTTTGGTGTTAATGCCTGGTTCAACAGATATGACGCAACCAGGATCGCGACATACTTAGCTATCGCTAGCCACATAGCGTTATCTCCTAGAACAGTTTGATGATGGTGAATGGCGACTTACCGGGCATATGTGGTTGACCTCCATAGTTCAGATGATTTGAGAACTTTTCAGCGCACTGATTGATAGTCCGGTTGCAGCCCGGAAATAGAGTAATTGCCAGTCCTTCCGATAGCCCCGACGTGCCTCCAATAACGCCGAGCTGATTGCCGTTATGCACTTTCAGGCCGCGACGTTCAGTAATTCCTTCTGTTGCCCACTCAACATAACCACCAGTGAACCAGCCGTTTTCCAGTTCGGCAGGTAGCGACGTGACTGTGATTTCTGCACCATCTAAGCTGTCAATGACAAAACCGGACACGCCAAAACTAGCGGGGTCAACTTTACAGTTGTGGTCATACAGCGCATATGGGCAGGCGCGGCCATACGTCAAACGCAGTCCAACGCGGGTAAATGTTGATGCCAGACTGGCAGTAACCAGCCGTGTCCGGTCGATTGCCTCGCGTTTAGCTTCTTTAATCGTACCTATCCACACCGTTTTGAATTCAGTGCTAGTGTCATCAACATGAACACGATAGATGCGGATGCGAACGGGCCGGGATGGTGATACCCCGCGAAACAGCCTCGCGACGGGGTTATCAGATGGCACAATCACGTCGAGATTATCGCCGCTACCAACGCTCAGACCGCTGTCGCTGATTGCCTGTGCTTTCCACTGCACCGTATCCAGATGAATGTCTTTGTCCGCATTCGTGTAGCGATAGAACAGCACATCGCCCCGGACGAACTCATAGAGCGTTACCGGGCGGCCATCCGCCGTTGAGTGTTCAAACTGATTCCAGCTCATCCCGGATCCCTCTGAATGTTGTACTCACGCTAGCCAACCCGTCGCCATCCGTCGTGTGTTGCCACTCGACTGAATCTGACTCTTGGCGGCATAACGTAATAAAAGAAAGCGACTCGATATCGTCCAGTGCCAGGCTGAGCGCGGAGCCATCCAGTAACAGGCGCTCGACCGCGCCAGATAACACGCTTGCGGCAGTGATGCGACGATAAACGCAGGTGCCGTCTGTACGCCGGATACGCAGGTCACGACGTCCGGGCACAATGCCGAAATCCGCAAACCCGGCGTTCTCGACGTCGATCACATTGCCGTTCATACCACTGACGGGGTAAAAATCGTGGTTGGGACTGGACACCCAAATGGCACGCTGACGACCGCGCAGAAAATAGAACAGACGACGTAACGCAGACTGTTCATCACGGCCAAAAGGCATCCAGGTATGAGCTTGCATTACGAACGGACGTCGCGCGGTGTCTGTCCGGGCAATTAGCCCAGAGCCGTTATCTAACTCCAGCAACAGGCGCAGGTATTGGCCTGTCACAGATTCGCTCCAGTTTGAATCCGGCTCAATAACAGGGTGGTGTCGATAGACGGGTAACGCGGCAACTTCATCGCTGAATGCGTTGTGTTCATCAACCCGAAAACGAATCTGCGCGGCAGACAGGGACGTGTTATAGCGCGTGAAATCTGGAGGGTCGGTCAATACCGCGTGACGAACAGGGTATAACGTCGCTCCGGCAGGCCAGCGTTCAGCCAGCGGCGCGGACAGATTCAGTCCGTCTGATGTGACGTTTTCAATATCAATTAATGATGACCGGGCATTCATGGCCAGCCCGTCTTTTAGTAACAGTTTTCCGCCTGCTGAAAAGTCCCGGCCGACCGTATCTAACGTAATGATATTGGCACCGGCGGCAATATCTGCCGGCAACACATAAACGTCCGAGAATACGGGCATAGCCCAGCGTGCCGCGCCCGCGTGGAACACTGCGTTTTCCAGCCGCTGGCGGTCATTGTCTGCTAGCAAGATGCTGAACTCGAACGTACGTCGCGGAGATAACCGACGCGCAATACGCTGTTCTGCCCCTGTGGGTGACTGGAGAACATCGGTTTTCCACTCCAGGGTTTCAGTTACGCCGCCCGTCCAGTTTGGCTCTGCCAGCCATGTGATTATGTTCATCACTATTCCACCCCCAGGATCTGTTTTAGCGTGGGGGCATTAGCACGTACAAACGTCAGCATTTCGCGTTTACCTGCTAACGTTTTCACGCCTGAACTGAACAGTTCCCCGCTATCCAATACCAGCGTCTGTTGCAACGTTGGAGGAACGGAGTCTGCGCGGCTCTGGCGTTCGGCGGGTTCAGGAATAGTTGCTGGCATATTGAATGCTGGGGCGGGTATACCTGCCAGCCCGCCAGTTGCATGACGCACTCGCGGTGCCCAATCTTCCAGCGCTGCGATACCACGCTGATTGAAATCATGGAGGAACGGCAACGCATCAGGCTGTTGAACCACTGCTGCACGGGTAACGAATTCATAGTCGGATAACATCGTGGGGATCGAGTCGCTCGTCGTCGAGCCGGGGCCGCGAATGTGCCCGCCGTCTGCTGCAAACAGACTGGCAAACATACCCGCACCGCCGCCCGCACCGCCGCCACTTCCCATTAGAGCGGATGAGGCCATCATCGCTAACTGCTGCGCGGCAATCTGCGCCATGCTGTTCACAATCGATAAAGCCAGATTCCCGACTGCGTCGCCGAGCGACATTGTTCCCTTAGCCAGCCCCATGATCGAGCTTTGCAACCCAGACTGGAGCCCATCTTTAAACGCAACTGTCAGCTCGTTGCCGCTTTCCTTCAGTTTGCCCAGCTCGCCTTCCAGCGTGCTGATTAATCCACGAATGTTCTCGCCCGCTTCGCCCGGCTGCGTCGCCAGCTCGCGCATTTTGGGCAGGTACTCTTCAATTTTTGCGCCAACTTGCGTGTGCAGTTCAATCAGACGCTGACGACCGTCCAGTTCGGTCAACAATCCGCCCTGAACTTGTGCTTGAATGCTGGTTTCCTGCTGACTACGCCACGCCAACAGGTCTTCCATTTCCTTTTTCAATGCATCCGTGCGGATTTTCGCTTCATGCATCGGCAGCAGCTTATCTAGCCAGTTCACACCCTCTGTGTTACCGCTGGCCGTAAACTCGTCGCGCATCTGCTGGTACTGATTGCGAACCTCTAGCAATGATGCACCGGCGCTGTCACCCGATGCCCTCATGTAATCGATTTGTAGTTGTAGGTTTTTGTCGCCGAATTCACGGGCGTTCAGCGCCGCGTGTGCAGCTTCAGCAAGCTTGCGTTGCTCCTCGGTCAAATTGCGGGTAGCGATTTCCTGTGCGCGAGTCGCTGCCGTTCCCTGCGTTTGCTTTGCTGCTTGCTGAACCAGTGAATCAACAAAACGCTGATTTTCGGCGGCACTGCGTTTAGTCTCGGTAGCAGCTGCGCGGGCAGCTTTAATCTGCGCATCTTGCGCGTCGGCTTGCCTTGCTAACTGGCGGGCCTGTTCTTGCATTGCCGCTGTTGCATCGGACAACGAGCCGTTACGAATTTCGGCTTCGACTTTTTCCAGTTGCGTCAGTGCACCTTTCTGCGCAATCGTCTGACGTAATGTGTCGTTGTATTGCTGTGCTTTCTTATTTGACGTATCGAGAGCAGCAACATCAACATCCCACTGGCCACCGGAGAAGTTCTTGCCATCTGTTGACGTAACACCACGGCTGCGCAACGCATCACTGCCGCCCTGTGTCTTCCACAAAGCCTCATAGCGCTTGCGTGTTTCTTCAATCGCGTCGGCTTCTTTATCCAGTTCTGTCCGATTATTTGCCCAAGTTTTTTCCAACTCACGGGATGCAGCGATCGCGTTTTCTTCTATTTTTTGTCGTTTAGATGTTTCCTCGTTAGCTTTAGCTATCGCATCCCTCTGGCTTTTCAGGCTAGCTAAACGTTCTTTTTCAGCATTGCTGACGGGAATAAACACAGCGCCATTTGAAAACCCGCCCTGAGCAACCTTTTTTTCCAGGTCTTCGATTTGCTGATTTAATGAATCAATGCCGAGCGCACCGCTGACTGAGCGTTTGATATCCTCAGTTGCTTCTCTCGCTGCTTTTTTGACTCCACCCCATGCAGCAGCAACCCAGTTCAGGTCTTTTTCCAGTTCTTGTAATCGTTCGCTGGCCGCTTTCTTATATTCTGTGGATGCCAGTTCGATAGCGTCTTCAGTACGCCCTTGTTCTTCTAATGCCCGTATGCGCTGATATGTCGCAGTATCGAGCCAGTGATATTTCTCATTACTGTTAGTTGCCCAGTCACTGACGCTGTCGGACATTTTCACAAACTCACTGACAACCTGATCCGCAGATTGTCCCGTGAGTTGAGCCATTGCTGATGCGGCCTGAGACACGCTATTTATTGTGTCAGCGGAGAACTTGCCGCTGCTGACGAGTCCGGTGAGGATGTCGCGAACTTGAGAGTAGTTACGATTGAGTGCGCCGCCGCTCTGCGCCATCTGTTCTAGCTGGCCTGCCGTTACCCCCGCATAGTTTCCCGTTTGAGCAATAGCGCGATTAAATTCGTCCTGGTCATTCATCACGCTGATAACAGCAATGCCGACAGCGGCAACAGCGGCGACCATTCCGCCCATCGCCAACCGCGCCGGAGTAATCAGGCTGGTGAGCGCCCGAAACGTGTTGCCGATGCCGCCGAACGAATCCTTAATCTGGCCACCCTGCTGGATGGCCACCATCCAGATAGGCATTCCCGACGCAAGTGACGTGACAACGTCAGTAATTTGCATCGGCAAAAAACGCATCGCTTGTGCATATTGTCCAGCGCTGAGACCGCCGCGATTCATCGCTGCTGACGTGTCAGTTAGTCGCTGAATGAACGGGGCGGCTTCAGACGTCACACCGAGCTGCGCCGCTTTGTACTCCAGCAGCTCAGCTGTAGTCATGTTCATCGTGTCGGCTTGTTCGCGCAGACGAGCGATAAACGCTTCTTTTGTGGCTCTAGCCTGGGATTCAACCTGTGCCGCTTCCCGCGCCGCTTGCGCGGCTTCGCGGGCGGCCTGCGCCTCTTTGCGTCCCGCCTCGCTGGCTGCATACGCATTTTTCTCGACCTGATCGCGCATCGCGTTCAGGCGTGCGGTGTACTCATCCAGATCGTCACCGCCGATTAACCCCGCGCTGCTGAATTCACCAAGCTGGCGTTCCATCTCATCGAGACGTTCATACGCGCCAACAACAGGATCAATACGCCCTAACAGGCCCGCCAGTGCGGTCTGCTGGGCAGATAGATCAGTATTAACGTCGCTGGTTGCGTCTTTGAGTGATTCCGCTGCGGCGTATGCCTGGGAAACAGCATTCTGGTAATTTGTGGTACTTGATGAGGTTTGTTGAGTAGTCGCACCTACGCGGGCGATCTCAGTAGCTAGCGCGGATTGCGTCTGGCCATGTTGTTTAGCCGCAGATGCGGCAGCGTCCTGCGCCGCCACCATCGACGTCCATTGAGCGTTCCCAGTGCTGGCCGCTGCACTGGCTTGATTGATATCACCCGTCAGTGACTCAACCGCGCTACGGGCTTCGTTGAGATCGGCAGTGATACGTAACGCTAAATTCAAATCATTGCCTGCGGCCATTGATACACCTGTACTTATTTTGTGAGTGTGTTAATCCGGTTTTTAGCTGAATCACCGCCCGCAAATCCGGCGTTAACGTCGAGGATCAGGTTTGCGCTGTCCTGGCCTTGCAGGCGCAGCGCTTCCTTGTAATAGAGCGTTAACTGGCGGTGAGTGTAGTGCTGGAGTCGTTCGGCATTGTGCCCGGCTCTGACGAGTGTTGCGAAGACGCTGCCGAATCCGACGGTCTGTTGTCTTTGACGCCCAGCACTGTCAGCCGACGGACGGCAGCGGTCGTAAAAAAACGTTTGTTAACCGTCCACCACCAGTCCATCAGCGTTTGGCCTTCCGATGCGTTTAACGTCATTGCCCATTCGGCAGGTTTATTAACTGAACGGGCGATCAGCACAGGAATGATGTCTGCATGACGAGCCAGCAACGCTTCGACGTCGTCGAATGCCAGCGCACGATCTTTCATAACGTCAGCCAGCGCCAAGACCAGTTTTGCTATGGGCTCATGCAGCGTCAGTGAATCCACCAGGCTGTATTCCCGTACCGTCAGCGATTCACCCGCAATGTTGATCTCACGGGATGAGATCAACGTTTCCAGCTCGTTAGCCGTGTTGTTCTGCTCGCTCATTTATGCCGACTCCGCAACGTTGATGATGCGACCAAAACGGCCCAACAGTGGATCGTTAGGGCGGGCTGTATCAAACAGTACGCCCGCTGTGGTCTCTAACGCCGCCAGCGAGGTGTCATTGTTGATTAATGCCAGGGCAGAAACCGGATCGAATGCCAGTTTGTACAGCTCGACAATAACCGCAGCACCCCCTTCAGCTAAGTTGATACCCTCATAACGCAACGCGAGGTTTTCGGGCTGAACGCTAAACAGCGTTGTATTGATGCCGCCCTCATACTTGTAATTCACTGACACGGCACCAGCTTGTGCTGTCAGAAATTCGATAGCGCCGTACATCGGATCCACTTCATAGTCAGTTCCGGCAACCAGCGTCCCGATCACAACATCGCTGACGTTCTGCTGGGCCAGCGTCAGGCGATCACCTGCGGCGATATTGCTACCGAGTACTTCACCTGTCACCGTGCCTGCCGGAATAACCGCGTGTTCGCCATAGAGGACTTGCGACAAATTCTGCGGGCTGTATTCATGCCACGTTGACGTGACCGTGCCGTCCTTGCTAGTCGGGAAACGGCGAACCGTGGCTCGCTGGCCGCTATACGACTCGCGGTGTGTCAGGTTTTCAACTGTCAACGCCAGCGATAATGCAGAGACATCGCCGACCCAGCGCCATGCTTTGGGTTTTCCGTTGGCATCGCGTTTAGCCAGAAAAACTTTTCCCTGGCCGTAAAAGTACGTTTCAGGCTGTGCCATGATCGTCATTCTCCTGCTGCTTTGCGTTTTTAACTGCCTGCGCTTGTTGGGCGGCGGGCGCGGAAATCAATGCGTGTTCGCGGAGCCAGTCCGCGTCGCGGTCACTGACTTCAATGGTTTCACCAGCGGCAACACGTTTACCGTTATGCGTGTGCGGTTTAGTGAGGGTTACTTTTGGCATCGCATACCTCCGATGACTCGTTTGGTCTGAAATGTGTCCATCCACACCAACGTTCCGGCGTCATAGTCCAGCACGTCGCCGCGCAGCCATTGAACCGGAGTCGTATGGAATTTCGACGGCAGAAACCCGATGAGCTGATCGCGTACCTGGCCGATGAGAGGATGGGATTCATGCGCCAGGGCGAGAGCGGCGTCACTGCTGTAGTTACGCACAGCAATCGCGACACCAAACACCATTGACGCGACTTGCGCTCGCCCGGTGCCAGGCTCACCTTGTTCCGGCCCCATCAGCACATACGCCGACGGCGTTGAAAACCCGTTTAGGTCGGTGATTTTGCTGTACTCCACCACCGTACCGATGGTCGTAAACGGCTGCGGGTCGAGCGCCTGAAGCCGTGCAACGATGAGCGAAATATCGAACGGTGCGCTGCTCATTTTCCGTAATCCCGTAACGAGTCCATGCTGAATGTGCGACCGGGGCCAGTGATCTGCGGTGAACCGCCCGCAGGCTTTTGCGTATCGCCCAGGCCGAGACTGAACTTGCCGTCAGCGACCTCACGTAAAAACCGCAACGCGTCGCGGTAATCACGCACAATCGGGTCGTTACGCTCATCAGAAATGCGGTGAGAGTGCAATTTGTAGCGGGCAATAGAACGTGCCCAGGACGTCAAAATCGGGAGCACGTTGGCCAGCGGTAGCGAATAACCCCGCTGTTGCAGATACCCGTCGATCAGAGTTTGGGTTTCCTCAACGACATCACCGATGCGTTTCGTCGCCGTCAGCGCGACATCAACTTGCTCAGCTGGCCACTGGCTGGTTTCCTCGCCACGCAATACCGCATCGAGAATTTCCGGGCGTGCGATAGGCTGGCCGACCTGCTGCGCAACTTGCGACAACTCCACTGCGCCCGGACGCTCGGCGAGTTGTGCGAGTGAGATATACCAGTTCGTGGCCATCGCTATTAGCCCGCTACCGCGTTCTGGAAGAAGTAGCCGACGTCAGGCGCAATCACCAGCTCTTTGACTGATTCACCTACACGCACACGCTGACCGCCACGCATCCCCATATCACTATCGGGAATAGAGCCGGAAATACGGGTGCCGAACTGTGCCGTCAGACCGAATGTTACGCCCCCCTGGGTGTTTGCCAGTTTGTTGCGGTAAATGAACGCAGCATGATTCGCCCAGGTGCGCTGTAGCTGTGGTTTCTGACCTGGCCGCGCGATATTGACGAACGCAGAACCAACCAGAATTTCTTCCAGCTCCAGTAGATCGCGCAGGAACTGTAATGGCACCATCCCATCATCGCCTGTTGAGCCGTTATAGGCTTTTACGACTGACGGATTCATGCGTAAAGCTGTCGCCGTTGAACGTCCGAGAATGGCAACGTTAGGCCGCATGATCATCTTGTCCAGGGCGGTCACAATCGACCGAACCGGTTTACTGTCAGCTTTATCCCATTGTGCCGCTGTTGCGACGGTCTCTTTGTTGCTTGCCGAGTAGGTATTCGCAGAGAAAACCGTTCGAGCTGTACGCACTTCACGGTCAAGTTCGATCAGGTCAGAAACTTGCTCTGCCGCACGACCCAACGGATCATAATTTTTCGGCGCATTATCGATGTCCGACTGCGGTACGGGGGAATCCAGTGCATAGTCGCTGGTCGATGACGTTTCTTCCGTAGCGTTGAACTCAACTTGATTCGGTTGAGAGGTACGGCCAACGCTGGTGTTTGGCAACGTGAATCCGTCGGCGAGATCATACTCCCACCATTTGAATTCAGATTTACCCACTGGGACACGCGGTAGAACGCTGTCGGCAATCAGTGAAGCGTTGCGGTATGCAATCGCAATCGAAGTCAAATGCGGGTCAATAGGAAATGGCGCGGCCATGAGAGTTCTCCAGATAATCAATCAGTGCCGGAGCCTATCCCGGCGGCGAGGCACTTAACGCAGATTACGCAGCAGGCAGTTGCCCTGGTGCAATCCAGACCGAGCCGACGTCATCCTCTGCGCCGTCATACTCGGCATACCCGATCACGAACGTGCCAGCCGTTGCTGGAATGGCCCGACCGTCTGCATCTGACGTGAGCGGCTGGTCAGCGATAACGTCTGCACCATAGGTGACAGGGGCCAGACCACTGCGGATCACATCCACCGTGTCACCGATGACGCCATCAACAGCGGTACTCACACCGATAATCAGGGCCGTGCCACCCACTGCCTGAGTGACAGCCCCTTCAACATCGCCACGCACGATTAAGCGGCGACGGGTAACGGCACTCTCTGCTTTGTGCCCGGTAATCAGTCCTGGAATATTCATTTATTTCCCCTGATTCTTGACGTGATTGACTGCTTCGGTAGTAGATACCGAACGCCCCAGCTTCAATTGTTCGGCTTGATAGATGCGCGCCAGATCAGCAACGGCGTTCACATCAGCGAAATTCAGTGGTTCATTGCCGTCGTCAGATGACTTTTCCGCAAAGTCCAGCAGGCGCGGCTTTTCTTCCAGCAGCTTACGCAGCAGCACTTCCGGCTTTTCGCTGACAGACGCAGAACCATCAGCGAACGAAATCGCCTCATTGCCCAGATTGACCAGAATTTCTACCAGCGAGTTTTTCTGACGCGGCAGAATTTTTCCGGCAGTCACGAGGCTGTCAGCAAATGACGTGATATCGTCACGACGCTGCTTTTTCCCCGCTTCCGCGTTCGCTTTCTCCTGAGCTGCGATTTTCGCTTCACGCGCCTGTAGATCGGCTTCACGCTTCGCCAGCTCGTCGGCTGGGGTTGTTGTGGTCGTTGTGCCCGGATTCTTTTCTTTAAGCGCCAGGGCGGCCTCACGTTCGGCCACTGCTTTTTCTCGCTCGGCCAACGCTTTTTCTTTTTCATCCACGGTGTGCTCCTCGGCATACGCCAGTTGGGGAATAACAGAGTTGTCGGACTTAGTGGCCATCTCTTCTAACGATTTGATGCGCCACTGCGGCAGGATTTGGTCAGCACGCTCGGTGCCTTCTTTTTCGACGAGATAGTCACGGACGCCACGCAGCAGGTCAGCCAACAACTCCGTTTCAAACGGCAGCGCAAATTCCAATGGCGCGTTATCGCCGCTGGCTTCAGAGAACTGCACGTCGGGCAGACCTTTAATCGCAGGTGGAACAGCGCCGAGAAAACCAACGTGGCGAGCATAGTAATGGCCGGGTTTCGGATTATTGGGAGTGTCCGGCAGGTAAATAGACAGCGAACGTTTCTTGTAGCTGCCTGCGTTGAACGCCTTGGCGAACACCGGATTAACCTGTGCTGGCTCGGCGTAGACCAGACCGTCACGGACTTCAAAACGTTTAGCCCATCCGTAAGCGGGGGCTGTCAGGCTTGGATGACCGATCACAAATGGCGCTTCAGATAACGACGGGTCGTAACTGCTGGCGAGATCGATGCAGTTATCGAGCGTGAACGTTACCGTCCGCCCATCGACCGCTGTATGAGTCCCTGGTGCAAAAACAGCAAGTGTTGCAGTAGAAGTTTTCGTGGTCATTGTTATCGTCCGTTAAACGTTACGGGACGATAATGACTGAGTACGCGGGCGGGGTAATCTGCCCTCGTTCAGATAATTTTTGGTCGTTGATGATGAGCGATACGGAAGAGACAGGGCGGGAGGCGGGCAGGAACGTTATTAAAAACTATTATAATACGTTTGCAATAGGCAACTGCGGCCATTGAACGACAAACTACGCTCAACGGCACACAGCGCGGTTTATCCGCTTTTTTTACGTTGCAGGGATGAGCGGGCTATTTCAAGTAAACGCTCTGTATCCGTGGCTGATACACCCAGCCAGGGGCGAGCGGGGATCGTGATGCTGTAGTTTGGCAACGTGTGCCACTGACTGAAGTTCGATTTTTTCTTTCTGACGAACTGATTACCGACCTCTGTTTTCCCGTCGCTGTTGCGTTTCGTCCGGTAATACGCCTGTTGGCTACGGGCCGCGATTTGTATTGTCCCGCCAAATTGATGAATAGCACCGTAAACCCGGTCAGTTCCGAATAGCAGCTCGTTGGCGTTGACTTGCCAGCGCAGCGTATTACGCAGATAACCGTCGCGGGTCAGGATTTTGTCAGTGTTCTTGCGCTTGCGCTTCTGATAGCGGGACGAGAGCGACTGCCAGGCGGTGCCATCAGGGGCTTTTTGTTCCGTAAATCGCTGCTGATGCAACTCCAGCAGCCGTTCCCCCATGTCCTGCAACATCGCCTGGGGAAATTTTAACGTGTCATCAATCGCGAGCAGCACCTGCAAGGCATCACGATAATCAAGAGCCAGACTTGCACCTGCCATTCTCAATCCTCCCGACGATACAGCAGCACGCCGCTGCGCAGAGACTGCAACAGGGTTTCATCTGCTGCAACATTGCCAGCCCAGCCATCAGTCCCGGTTTCAAACACGACCGACGACACAGATGCGTCAGGCAACGCAACGCGGGCAAGATAGCGGCGGTGGACGACTGATTGCTGCTGTTCCGGCGAGAACACAACCTGCGCCCAAATCTCGTCCGGGGATTGAATACCCTGGGCCAATAGCAAGAGCTGGTCAGACGCGGATATTTGCCCGTTGCCGTCTGGTGCCACAAACATATCGGCACCGATAGCGATACGCTGGCCCGTTGCGTCGGTGAATACGGACGGTTGCGTCAGTGACGCTTGGAACGCGGACAGAAACGCATCGATAGCGTTATCGCTGGTCGATTGCTGTGTTGCAGGCTGCGGCGGTGGGAGCGCTTGGGCACCCGTTGACTGTGTAGAGAGGCTGTCTGGCGATATGTCGGCATTCAGCGGATCATCACCACGCGGGGGCGGAATTTGGCTAAACTCGCGGGTTCGTCCAGGCGTGTGTTCAAAGCCCGGATCGATGCCCTGCGGCACAAATACGGTGCGTGGCCCGCCCGGACTACGTTTGCCGATAACACGCTCGATAAATTTAATGGGCGGCGCAGTATCCGGGCCTGTTTTCCCCAGCCGTTTCAAATCGTCTTCCGTGCGGGCAATCACGCTGCACTGACAACCCCAGGCATTGATCGGAAAATGGTAAACCCACCACGGATCATCCCAACGCAATATCATCCCGTTCCACGCCAGATGTTCTTCGCGTGGCTCTTCAACCACGTCACTGTGAACATACTCCCAGTACGGGTGCGTTTCACGCATCGACATTAACTGCTGATAGCGGCCAGCTGTATAGGACGAGCGCAGGTTAGTTTCATAGATGATGCGGGAACGCCATTCAAACCCGCCGTTATAACTCCAGCCGTAGCGCTGAACGATAGCCGCGAACTCCTTTCGGAACTGTTCCAGCGTGCTACCAGTGATAGCTTTTTCTACCGCAGTGCGCAGGTCTGCAACAAGATCGTCACGATTCGCCCCGGCGACCATAAATTCATGGTCGTGTTCAGCGCCGTAGACATCCGTCCAGGCATCGGTTTTGGTGTTGAGCTTGCGTTCCAGAAACGCGATCTGCTCACGGAACGGGAGCGAACCATAGCTGACGTTACTGGCCATTCATTTCCTCCAGCAGATCATTACGACCCGCTAACGCGGCAGCTTTCATCGCCAGCGCCAGGGTTTCGGCGTAGTCGTCGATGTTCATTTCTGGCAACAGCTCAGTGAGTTCGTCACGCAGCTGCTCCAGCGAATCGGCGTTATCGACAATTTTACGAATCTGCCCGATCCACTCGTCGGTGACGGGTTGCAACTCAGTGTTTAATCGGCTGGCCATCCGTGCTGCGGCGTCGGGTTCATGTTGATGTTCAGCAAAGCTGGTTGGAGGCGTACCTGCCACCTCTGTGGGTTTTTGCTCCCACTCCCCACCATAGGTGTCTTTGACGTTACACAGAGTAGGTCTGAACCCAGTTGATTCAACGATATTCTTATCGCGCTCTGAGCGTGATTTAAGGTCTTCGGGCTCTTCAAAAATACGTGATACTTGCGGTACGGCAGCACCAGGGAAATTCAGTTCAGTCAGCCATCGACCGGGGCCGCGATTCCATGATTCGCAAATCAGGTCAGCATCCGATTTCGCTATCGAATTCAAAATATCTGATTGCAGCGACTCGTCGCCGCCGAGCCCCTTTGACGCGCCGCCCGAACTGGATATCTGGCCGACGACGACACGACGAATGGCCTCATTCATCGCGTTATACAGCGACTGATAATCTGCGGCCCCGGAGCGGCCTGCGGCTAACAGTTCGATTGCCATACCATCAGGCATAATCACGCCCGTATCTGTGGCCAGTGCGCGTGTCAATGCTAGCAAATCGCGCTTCTGCTCTTGTGTCGCTCCCGTTGGATATTTTCCAGCAACGGTCGGCATTCCGAATTTATCCAGGAACGTCAGCCAGAATTTAACGCCGTTACGCTTGAAGAAAACAGGCCAGTACAGCCAGTGCGCCAATCCTAATCCATAGGGTTCATCATCGTGATCGGCACCGATGGAATAATGCCAAAAATACGGAGGTGGGCATTCAACCCCCTCAGCCATATTGCGCGGGATAAGCAAGCGCAGCTCACCTTTCGGCGTATAGCGAAAGCGGCGACGGTCACGGACTTTTACCTCTTCTATCCACAACAGATTATCGCGGACGCCGTAGATCAACTCGGCAACGGCATAACCGTAAAACACGCCGTAGTGCATCATGCGCGTGATGCGGTCAAACCCGATTTCAGTAATTTGCTGGCGCATTGCGTCCGCTGCGGCGATATCAATCGGATTTTCTCCGCCTGCATCGACCTGAATTTCGCGTGATAACAGCGCGTCCTGGCGTTGAGTGAGGGCCGATTTCACTTCATCGTCAGCCAGCACTTCACGATAAATCTGTAAGTCTTGCGCACCGCGATTGCGCAGAACGCTGTCATCAGATTGCGCCAGAGCCCCCAGCCACGGGCGGGTAATATCGTTGCCGTCGCCCGTACTGGCGATTTCCTGCCCCAGTTTTGGGCGTTTGGTTTTCCCTGTCAGACGTTGCCATAGGCTCATACATACCCTCCAAAATCATTCATGCCGCGCACCGTGCCAAACCCCGTATCCGTAATTTCACCGTCCGATGATGAGGCACCATAGCTATTAAAATGCTGGTAGACACTGCGCTGGCCAGCTGACTGAAATTCAATGTCTGACGCCAGATTGAGCGCGGCATAGTTCGCCAGACACCCGGCGATTGCCGTGTCGCCGTGTCGCACCAGTTCCGGGTCTTTGAGGTCTTTACGCTCAAGGCGGGCAACCATAGGCACGCCGTCGATGTTCTCCACTGCCCGCAGGTCTTGTGCGGTGTTCTCGTCGCGTGGCAGCAGGATCATCGAATCTTCAAACAGCCCGGTGAATTTCGGCATCCACAGCCCGTACCACTTGCGATTCAACGTAATTTCGGCGATGCGCGGGCGCCCGTAGCGGTCGGCGGTGTATTCCGCTAACACCATACCGGGGCCAGTCGCATCGATAGCCCCGCCCGACTGGCGAGGCAGATGATCGATAAACCAGAACAGGATTTGCTGTTGTAGTGCGGACGGCACATTATTCAGCTCAAGAATGAACGGCACATCGCGTAACAGATTAGGCTGGATGGCCATCGGCATTAACGACGAGAAGTGACGGTGGCGGGCAAAGTCCATCCCGAAAACATGGCGACATTCCGGGTTTAGCGTCTCAGCCATGATCGGGCGCAAATTGCGGTCGATCCAGTCGTCGCCCCAGCTTTGCCGCTCCAGTTCGCTCATGTTGATAAATTCATCATCACATACCAGGCGAATAACAGGCCGTTCATCGGGCATAGCACGCTCAATCCACACGCCGGGGATGCACACCCCGTTACCGTCACGTGGGATCGCGTCAAGCTCTTCGCGCATTGCCGCTTTGCGCGGGCCGTATGCATTACGGATACGACCGTACCAGGTCGCTTTCCCTTCGACAGTGGCTTGCTCTCCTTTCATCATGCACACGCGCTCATATAGCCCGTTGCCGACGGCATCATCGAATGTCACCGTTAATACTGCTGCATCATCACCATATCGGCCGTCTTCAATATCCTTGTGGAACTGGTAGAACGGGTTGTTTTTTCCATTCTCGGAACTGATCACCACAATTTTTCCGCCCCATATCAACAGAGCGGTGGCCGCATCGAGCACGCCCTGAACATCCGGGTGGAACGCCGCCTCATCGATAATGACGACCCCTTGCAAACCACGAATATTTGCAGGACGAGATGATAGTGCGGTGACCTGGAAACCACTGGCGAACCGAATGCGGTACGCTGTTATCTGTCGTGTATTTCCCTGTTCGTCCTGATCGTCGAACAGAAATTCTTCGATACTTGAAATCGCTTGGGCCTGCTGCTGTGCAATTACACGGCCAAATTTCGCCACATAGCCAATGAACTCGAGCCCTTTTTCTTTAGTGTCCCCGATGTAGTAAACATTGTTACCGCCCGCTGATTTTCTGGCACCGGCTATCAGGGTAGAGTTCAGCCCCCAAGCGAACGTGATCCCCGTTCGCCGACCTTTCGGGATAGCGAGAATAGAAACATCCAGCTTCAGGCATTCGATCTGGTGCGCCATCAATACGCCGTCCGCGAGAGGGTTAAACGCAAACGGAATATCACGGGCACGCGGCGGCAGCTCATCCCATTCGACAACACGCACCGTTGACGCTAGCGGTTTCATTGCCTGCGGCTGGTTCATCATTTGATCCCCAGCACGCGTTCGCGCCAGAACTGCACCTGTTCTTCACTCATCCCCTGAGCACTGGCGACCTGATCGAGATTCTCCTTCTGCTCTTGCAACAGGCGTTCACGTGCCGTGCGCTCAATCTCTTTGCGCTCTTCGAGAGAGGATTTGCGCGCATGCAATACATCTTTAGCAGCGCGGGCCAAATGGCGAACAGTATCGATATCGGGATCTTCTTCTATCTGCGCTGCAAATGCGGCATGTGTCGTCAACGTTGTGACTGCCTGCACCATCAATGCCCCGGCTTTCTCATCCGGGTTTTCGCCCAGTTCACTGACCAACAGGCGCGCCATGTTGTCCTGTTGGCGCATACGGGCGACGACTTGCTCAAATGACTGTTTATAGCGGCCTAGTGCGCTACGTGACGGTGTTTCTTCTGCGTTGGGGAAATGCTGGCGAATGTCAGCGATCAACTCATCGAGCGTCAGGGCGTCTTCTCGCAGTCGCCGTTCGATGTGTGAACGGACATCATTTGGCAACTTGTGAATAGTGGATTTACGGCCCATAAAATCATCCCCCCGCGCCGGGGCGTTTTACACCAGGGATCATCGCACGACCAGCCGCTGCATCTGCGCCGCGTTCAGTTAATCTGGCGACCAGCACGGTTTCGATATCGTCAACAGTGACCAGCCCCTGTTCTTCAAGCCAGCGTAGTTCAGACTTGACCTGGTCACGGCTGGGCGCATGGCCATATCGCGTTAACGCGGAGTAAATCACAGAGCTATTGCTGCTGTAGCTGGGCATTTCAGACAAAAAACGCAGAATGACCAGCCGCTGATCCTCACGTAAAAAAGTGGCAAAACTGTTATTCACCATGCGCTCCTTATTTGTTCTGAAGCAGGTAGTCGTTGATCGTCTCAGTCCGGCGAGAAATCGCGGTAACCTGCGCCATCAGTCCGTTTAACCCCGCTTCGGTACGGCTCAGGTTGCTAATCAGCTCCGTAACCTGCGCTTGCGTCGGCACTTGCTTCACCTGTGCTTCCAGCGTCGTGATGCGGGTGCGCAGCTCCAGCAGCTCTTGTTGACTGGCAGACTGACGACCGATCAGCCAGGTATAAACCCCAACTACCGCCATCACGATCCACTGCAAAAACTGCCAGTTGAAACTCAGTTCATTTATTCCCACAGTCGCCTCCCTGGGCGCATTTAATGACATCGACTAATCGACCAGCACAGATGCCGTACTGGTCATAAAGCTGTTTTTGCGCAATGGCCATGTCGTCCATGCTGTTACTGACTGCTGCCACTGGACGCTCGCACGGCACCGCCAGCCGAGCTGGTAATACCGGTTGTGGCAGCAACGGCGGCACGTTCGCGAGCTGCTTCGAGCTGTTGCATGACGTCAGCGTCAAACATGCACATAACACGGCTGTTAGCTGTCTTTTTGAGAGCTGCACGGATGGCCTCGGTTGATTGTTCGTCCGCAGCCTGGCGGGCGTTGATTTGTTGTGCCAACTGCTGACTGGCGAGATTAGCGTTAGCGGTGAGTTCGCGAGTACCCGCGATGAAATCGTTTAGGACGCCAGCGGCCTGCTGTGTTTCAGCGCGTGAGTGCGCCAATTGATTATCTGCAACACCGCGCTCGTAACCGTTGCTGTGAATGGCCCACACGGTGACGGCAATCAGTACCGCGTACACCTGGTATTTGGCGAAGACTTTGATTTCCTCAGTCATCACATACCCCCAATCCCCAGCCAGCAGCAGAATACAGAGGTTGCCAGCGGTGAATAATACGGTCGGGGTAGCCGCGATTTTCTCGGAAATTTGCAGCAGAACGCCCGGAATTCACCCGTTCGACCTGCTCCCAGTAACGAGTGCTATCCAGCCCGCGCTGCGTGGCTAACTTGCGGTCACGTTGCACCCAACCCAGCCCGCCGTTATACGCTGATAGCGTAAAGGCCATCCGATCACACTCGCTGGCCGTGGCACTGATTCGCTGCCAATGCCAGAGGTTGTAACGCACCAGTGCCCGTATCGCCCATGCTGGGTTATACGGCTGATTGGCTCCCAGTTCTGCACGATAAATCCCGGCAATCCACTGTGACGTAGCGGGCATAAATTGCGCCAGCCCCTGTGCCCCAACGGGGGAGCGGGCGTTAGTTTTCCACGTTGATTCCTGATGAATTTGCGCCGCGAACGTAGCCACTGGCGCATCGAGACCCCAGACAGCACGGGCATTGCGCGTTAATTCGCTCTGGTAGCGGCGGGCATCGGTTGGGATACTCGCCAAAACAGGAGTGGTGTGGCACGCACTCAGCAGCAGTGATAGCAGGATTAGCGCACGCATCATCACAGTCCCAGTGTCACACCGAGGACAACAGCCAGAACAATCAGCGCTCGTCGCAGCAGAACGGCGGCAAATACATGCTCGTAACCCGTCGCAATCGGGTATTCAGGTTCATTACGGCCACCGACACCAGGCACGGGTTTACCCTGTGTCGTTTTCCAGTCATCAATCAAATAACTGCCGGGACTAGCATAGGGGAACAAGGCACGGTCGAGGTGGTAGCCCAATATGACCGCAATGGAGACCAGCGACAGCTTATAGACAGTGACGCTGAGTTGTGCGGGTGAAACCACTGCAATAACGACCAGCAAAACGACGGCGAGGATGATCCAGTTCCGCAGCCGCTGCGGAAAAACCTTATGAATAATCGACATGGTGAGATTCCCTGGCGTTGAAAGAAATAACAAACAGGGACATTGTGATGAGAAGCGGGCGGGATGTAATTTGCCCTCGGACAGATTATTTATACGGGGTGGAATGTCCTTATTACATAAAATCTAATCCCACTGATAATCTAGACTTTCTAATTCTTTTCTATAAATAGAGTAACGCGAAGAATTACATAATTTACGCACCTTATCTTTGAATTGTTTTTGCTTGTTGATAATAAAGTCTTTTGACTGGCTAGAATACCTACCTGGAGGCAGTTCACCACTGATTGATTTCATCAAAAGCGCATCAACCTGCAAGGTGATTTTTGCTGCAAACGCATACTCTTTGTAAAGAAAGAGTTTTGTCAGCCACGTATCAACCCGACCAGAATGGACGCAAGAATCGATCTCATGGGAGAATTCTATAAGTTCTTCGTTAATGGCTTTGAGGTCGTCATTTTCAATTCTGACTTTATAGTAGTCGCTTAGATATGTGATGTTTTGTGGATCATCGGTTAGCGCTGCTCTAAACAGTTGTATTGAAAGTTCTAAGTCGTTTGATTCCCATGCCATCTTCGCTAAGCAATAGTTTTGGACGTGAATAGGGTGTGTAGTAAATTCATCAAATGAGATGCCAACTTTTACATAGTCCAGTAATGAGTGAATTCCAGTGTAAAGCCTTTTATGCTGATCAATTGCTTCCCTCTCGGCATAGGAATCAGATAGTAGTAAAACCCGGCGAAAGGAGTGCGCATCACCAATTTTTGCCCTAACGGGATGGCCAAATTTATCTTTTTTTATATCAAAACCACAAGACTTCCATTCACCATCTGACATGATTCTCCCCAAAAAAGGCAAATACCGCGATGCCTTTTTGCTTGATAAAGGAACCATGTAGGTTGGACTCAAAATGAAATACTGAATTTTTTTATCCATTAAAATTTCCTATTAACTGTTTTAGCTCTATGGACATGAACGGCAACTTATAGCCGATTTAGTTCTTCTACCAACTATCCCCCGTAAACGACTTCTGATGCTTTTCATCAATACAAAGGACATTCCAAAATATTTTTTCAAAAATAGACTCAGGTTTTTCTGTCTTGTTTGTATCTACTGTGGCTTGCCTAGACTCTTGATTTTCGAGAGTGACATTCGTTGCTATGTACTGATTCTCATTAGGGTATATTCTCCCAGTCACAACAAATCTTGTCTGGCCCGCATACGCACCAAATGAGTTCTTACCGTTTACAGAACCGCAAATTGCAACGGATTGCCATGTTGTTTTGGAGTCCGAATTCTCGTGATCTCCCTTAACAATGTATACGTTTGAAAATTTCGCAGAATCAGGATCTTTTAACTGCTCAGCAACTGACAATGTTGTCCTTTTTATGATTTTTTCATCTGCCGAATCACACCCCATCAATATTAATACGATTGCGACCATTCCAAAATAACGCATTCTAATCCTCTATCATGTCCTAATTGCCCATAACTGTCCCTAATAGGGACACTTCAACCCGTTTTTTTAACTTGTTTCAACTCTGCGGATAGCACCTGTAGTTGTTTTTCCATGTCAACTATTCGCTGTTTTTCCTCAGCACCTCGCAGCAGATCCCGGCGAACGTCTGGATCCAACTGATTCATCAACTCAAGAAGTTTAAGATCGGACTGGCTAAACGTTTGTTCTGACGATTCTGGAGCACTAGGCATTCCATCAATGCGCATTACCCCCCGCCCCGTTAACAGCCAGTCTATAGATATACCCAATTGAGTTCCTATTGCTATCAATGCCTCTGCATTAGGCTCTCGTTCACCGCGTAAATAGTTCTGCAACGAGCGGTATGGGATACCGACCGCCTCAGATAATTCCTTGATATTAAAACCATGCGCATCCATCGCTTCACGCAGCCTTTCTTTTATACCCATTTGAATACATTCCGATTTGACATACCCGTTTGAGTGCGTACAATAGACCCAATAGAGTACACAATAACCCAACGGGAACACTATGAACAAACGAAAGATTTTGGCCCGTCTGATTGAGCGCGATACGAATTTTCGCCAGTTCGCTCTGGGTAGCGGCTATGCCCCCCGCACAGTCACAAAAGCGGTGGATCGTTGGGCGGGGAAATCGACACTGCCTCGCGGACGACTGACCTACAAAATTCTGCGCGATCTCTCTTTGGCAATTGGCGCAGAGGTTATCCCAGGCATTCTGAATGAAGTGGAGTGAAGCGATGACGATGAACAAGCCTCAAACATCAAGCTCTGGCGCACGCATTCTGCGCGTTCTCAAAGCCCTGCGGGGCCACACATTGAATGGCGTCTCAAATAGCGATTTGGCAAAGGCGCTAGATGAATCCCCAGCCAACATTAACCGCGCACTGAACACCCTGATTGAAGAGGGGCTGGCCCAAAAATTAGATAACGGGCGTTTTTCGCTCGGTGTGCAAGTGCTGCAAATCGCCGTTGCTCACAGCAATGAAATGGCTCGGGCACAAGGGCGTATTGATGAACTGAATCAGCGAATTCTTGCTGGTAGCCGATAGACGAGAGAGGAACGCAACTATGCCACGTACAGCAACACAATCTACTGAACTAGCCGCTGACGCAACGCTGAAAGACGGCCTGGATGTGACAATGAATGAAATGGCAGAGCACCGCATTGCTGTGATGAATCAGTTCGGGGACGGCTTGGTTTATGAGCGCGACCGCATTGTGCATGAAACCCGGTTCTATATGGCACAAAGCGCCGAGGCCATGTTAGAAGCGGGTAAACGGCTGGTAATCCTGAAGGAGAACGAACCCCACGGTGATTTTACCGAAATCATCGAATCTCAGTTAGGCCTCTCTAAGCGTACAGCTCAAGTAATGATGCAAGCCTCTCTCAAATATCTGTCTCCGAAACTGGAGTCAAAAGCGCAAGCGCTTGCGCTTTTGGGTAAAACCAAACTTTTCGAGTTAATGACAGAAGATGATGAAGAACTAGCAGCATTAGCCGAGGGCGGCACAGTTGCAGGTATGACACTCGACGACATCGACAGAATGACAAGCCGTGAACTGAAAGCGGCGCTGCGCGATGCGCGGGACGATGCTGACGCACAGCGTCGCGTTTTGTCTGACAAGAACGAAAAAATAGACGACCTCAGCGCCAGGCTAGAAAAAAAATCCCGTATTGCGCTGCCTACACCCAGCGAAGAAGCGGAAAAATTGCGTAAAGAAGTTAGCGCAATTGCGTATGACTCAGAAGCGGCTATTACCGTTCGCCTGCATACAGCATTTTCAACGCTACAGCACTATTGCATGGATAATCAGATAGATACCCCTAAAGACTTCATGACTGGCCTGATATGCCAGATTGAATCTGCTATCAACAACCTCCGCCACACGTTCGACCTGGAGGCAACACCGACCGGAACTAACCGCCCAGCCTGGATTGATGCAAACGAGGGTGAGTGATCATGACTGTTAATAGTAATAACAACGGGATATTGCCAGCGGAATTGGGTGAAAAACTGGCTAACGCTGACGAATGTTTGCAGGCACAGAGAGAACGAATTCGGGCTCGTCGTCAGCGCCGCCACTCTGCCCGCATGTTCGCTGATAAAACGTCACAGCCGATAGGCCAGCGCATCAATGCAGCAATCCATCGTCTGCGGAAATGGTGGCAACAATGAGCGGCGCACTGACAGAACGACTGGTTGCAATAGCGCAAGCTGCACGCAACGCTGCCCACGGCGGACGTGGGGCTATCTACGACACAGCCTGCGCTGAGCTGGGGCTGTCTCGCGCCACGCTGTTACGCAAGTTGAGAGAGGTTTCTATGCCAGCAGCACGTAAACGTCGAAATGATGCCGGAAAGAGCGCCCTGACTCGCGATGACGCGCTAATGATTTCGGCGCTGCTGACTGAATCCACGCGTAAAAACGGCAAGAGGCTGTATTCAGTTGCTGACGCTGTTGCAGAGCTGCGGGCAAACAACATGATTACGGCTGAATTTACTGATACTGCGACGGGTGAAGTTCGTCCGCTGTCAGAAAGCACAGTTATTCGTGCTATGCGCAACTACGGTGTCCATCCCGATCAATTGATGGCACCAGAACCCAGCACAAGACTCGCCAGCCTGCACCCGAACCATGTTTGGATGATTGATGCGTCTCTCTGCACGCTCTATTACCTGCAAAACGGCAAAAAAACGACCGGATTACAGGTAATGAGCAATGACGAGTTCTATAAAAACAAGCCGAAAAATCTGGCGCGTATCGCGAATGACCGAGTTTGGAGCTATGAGATTACCGATCACACCAGCGGCTGGATTTACGTTGAATACGTGCTGGGTGCTGAATCCGGTGAAAACCTCTGTTCTGTGCTGATTAACGCGATGCAGGAACGCGGGGGCGCTGACGTTCTGCACGGTGTGCCGAAAATCCTGTTCATGGATCCCGGCTCTGCAAACACCGCAGCGATGACGCGCAATATGTGCAAATCGCTGGGCATTGAAATGATTGCTCATAAGGCCGGAAACGCCCGCGCAACGGGGCAGGTTGAGAAAGCGCGAGACATTATCGAACGCAAATTCGAGCCGGGCCTCAAGTTCGTTGAAGTAAACAGTCTGGACGAATTGAACGCGATGGCGAAACGGTGGCGCAGCCATTTTAACGCGACTGCAATTCACAGCCGCCACGGCCAGACACGGAACGATATCTGGCTGCGCATCACGGCTGAACAACTGATTAAAGCGCCGTCTGTAGACGTCTGCCGCGAGCTTGCTATCGCTGCGCCGGAACGTCGCAAGGTTCAGCCGACGCTCGAAATCTCATTTCAGGGCCGTAAGTACGATGTGTCAACGGTGCCTAATGTCATGATCGGCGAGTCAGTGATGGTTACACGTAATCCGTGGCGTACCGACGCAGCACAGATCGTGCTGACGGGCGAAGATGGCCATGAAGTCTTTCACCTGGTCGAAGAAGTGCCAGAGAACGAATTCGGTTTCGCAACTAACGCCGCGATTATCGGTGAAAGCTACAAGAAACCTGCTGACACAGTGACCCAGCATGTTAACCAGCAGATTGAACAACTGGTGACGGGAACGGATTCAGCAGAGGCCGCAGCCGCATCGCGCAAAGCTAAAGCGGTGCCGTTCGGTGGACAATTCGATCCCTACCGCAGCATTGATGACACGACATTGCCGTCATATCTGCCGAAGCGTGGCACGGCGTCAGAGGTTCGCGGCCCGCGTATCGAACAACGACCACTGACACACGTTGAAGCCGCGAAGCAGCTGCGTGAGCGACTGACGGCAAATGGCCACAGCTGGACGGCGCAGCATTACCAGCAACTGGTCGCGCAATACCCTGATGGCGTTCCGGCTGAAGAAATTGAAAACGTTGTCGAGTCACTGACTACGGCACCTGCCGCCGCTAACGTCGTTGGCATTCGTTAATAAGGGGGGGACATGCTGCAACTGAAAAACATTATGGCCAACCACGGGATCAATCAGGGCGTTCTGGCAACTGCCGCAGGCATATCACAGCCTGCTATCGCTCAGTTAGTCAATCACGGCATCTGGCCAAAGCGTAACGCTGAGGGTATCCGGCAGAGTATTTCCCGCGCGTTGTCACATCGCGGTATCGATCCAAACGGGGCATTTGAAGAAGTCCCGGCGGCAAGCACAACCACCGGGACAGACGTCCCGCAGCAACAGGCAAGTGATGAGGAGACAGAAAATATGCTACTGAAAAAACAGGTACTACGTCCAGCAACAAAAAAAGCGTTCGGCATGTTCCGCGACCCGTTCGCTGACGACGCGATGCAAAGCGCAGAAGACGTTTTCACTACGCCGGATATTCGTTACGTGCGTGAAGCGCTCTATCAGACAGCCCGCCACGGCGGTTTAATGGCTGTTATCGGGGAATCTGGCGCGGGTAAATCGACACTGCGCCGCGACCTGATTGAACGGATCAACAGAGAAAACGCCCCGATCATCGTTATCGAGCCGTATGTGCTGGCAATGGAAGACAACGACGTGAAAGGCAAGACGCTGAAAGCGGCGGCGATTGCCGAGGCGATTATTAGCACTATCGCGCCGTTAGAGGGCATCAAACGTAGCCAGGACGCGCGTTTTCGTCAGTTACATCGTGTACTGAAGGACAGTTGCGCAGCGGGTTACAGCCACGTTCTGGTGATTGAAGAGGCCCACAGCCTGCCGATCCCTACACTGAAACACCTGAAGCGATTTTTTGAGCTTGAAAGCGGGTTTAAAAAGCTGTTGTCCATCGTTCTGATCGGACAACCAGAACTGGCGGTGAAGCTGTCAGAACGCAACATGGACGTCCGCGAAGTCGTCCAGCGCTGCGAAGTCGTCGAGCTGCTGCCGCTCGATAATTCTCTTGAAGATTTCCTGCAATTCAAGTTTGGACGCGCAGGCAAAAAACTGGCTGAAATCGTTGATGACAGCGCGATTGACGCTATCCGTGCGCGACTGAGTAACCCTGTTAACAACCGCAAAAGCATCGTTAGCCTGCTGTATCCGCTGGCCGTCAGCAATCTGATGATTGCCGCGATGAATCTGGCCGCTGAAATTGGCGTGCCTGTCGTCAACGCTGATGTGATCAAGGGGGTTTAGATGGCCGACGTTAAACGCTATGGGATCAACTGGTTCAACACGCTAGATCTGATCGTTGAAATCGACCATGACATGGTTACAACAGAGCAACTGACAAAAATCAATCAGCTCTCGGATGATGCGGATTATCGCCTGATTGATGCTGAAGGTAACGTTTTGTTTGCCGTATTAAAGTTACTAGGACAGCGCTGCTGGCAGTTGATGATTGGCTATGAATATTCCGCAGACGGCCTGATAAGCCATTTCAATGATAATGACGATGGCTGGCCATTAATGGACGGTTCGTCTGGGTTTCGGATTATCGAATGCGATTACCTAGAATTTGAAGCCTGCGATATTTCCGTTAGTGACGTCGTCGAATAACACGCACGGGGGTAACAATAAAATCTATCCCGAATATTAAGCAGCAATTAGCAGACCTCAATTTAGCTCTGGCCTCATTGAACGCGATGAATGCAACAGTACAGAGCGTAATGATGTGCGGTAAGCAGCCCGTTATCCGTATAGCGAGAAATAGCCACTGCACGAAGCTGATTGAAAGCGGTAAAGCGACATATAACAAATTTGGTTGCGGTGAAGCTGGGCCATATCGCCAGGGAGTGTTTGAACAGCATGGTTGCCGCATTATCTGGTCTGAATCTCTCCATTAATGAGGAAATAAACATGGAAATTAATAAAGCTGAATATATGACTGACCGTAAAGGTCGGTTAGTCCCAATTAGTCAGATATCTGCTTACGATCTAGAAATGGATGCATTTGTGAATGACGCTATCCATGACGCGAAGTTGAAAAACCAAGACCTGCGCGACTTCAAAAAACGGTCATTCGATAATTGCTATGCCATGTTGGATTTGATGGCAGAAAAATATGGGCGCACTCGCGGCGGCGCTAAGGGGAACGTAACGTTCCCGTCGTTTGACGGTAGTAAGCAAATCACTATTAAAGTGCAGGATTCGTTGGCGTTCGGCCCAGAGCTTCAGGTAGCAAAAGACCTGATTGACGAATGCGTTACCGAATGGTCAGAAGGAGCAAATGACAATTTACGGGCGCTGATCACCGATGCATTTCAGGTTGATAAAGAAGGTAACTTAAGCACGTCGCGGATTCTGTCTCTGCGTAGGATAAAAATTGAGGATGAACGCTGGAAACAAGCAATGGAGGCGATTTCAGAGTCACTATTGGTCTCCGTCTCGAAGACATATATCAATTTCAGGGAAAAAGACGAGTCGGGGAAATTAATAAATATCCCGTTAGATATCGCCGCCATTTAATTATTAAAAAATGAAATTGATTTTATTTCGGCGTCAACGCCGGGGAATTCTGCACGCTTAATTCAGTAAAACCTTATATTGGAGAAAGATCATGGCTCATGTATCACCCGTAAAACGCCTGGAAAAAACGGCGCAATTTATCCGCCTGGCTACCCGTCAGATTCAGGAAAACACCCCTGAATTGGCAGTGCGCACCCTGAAAAACGCAGAGAACGAGATCAACATCCTGCGTAAAGACCCCAAGTCTGAGGAACTGCCATCATGAACCGTACAGCCTTATATAAAGAAGCCCTCAGAAAGTGGGGGCCTGAAGCACAGATGGTGAAGCTGACTGAGGAAACTGGCGAACTTGTTGCCGAAGCTGCCCGCAGCGTTAATGGTGTCGGTAATGAGGTTGCGTTGGCCAGTGAAATGGCTGACGTTGAAATCATGATCGAACAGTTTCGTACAAATGGTTTGGCGAATCTGATTGATTACCAGAAAGAGCTGAAATTGCAGCGTCTGGCGCAGAGATTGGGGGTGGAATATGTCAGCGACAAATAAAGCCCAGATCATGGCAACTCTGACGAATGAAAGGCTGGAAGATATAGCAAACGGGAAAGGATGTATTCCGTTGACAGTTGAAGCACAGCAATTAGCTGCCGAAAATCTAGATCTCCGCACACAACTGGCTGGGAAGCCTTACACGGTGCCTGATGAAATCGACGTTAAAGACCCAGCATTAGACACGCATAGAAAATGGATGGCTGAGGGATGGAATCGGTGCCGTGCCACAATGCTCCAATCTACAGGCAGTGAACCATCCCCGATGGTGACAGTGGAACATCGCCGTGTAATTGAAATGCTACTTTCCGTCTGTGCCGCTGCATTCGAAATCGCTGATGATACCTGTAATCAGGAGGTTGATGGCGAGTGGTGTCATGTTGTGCCAGATAATTCATTTTCGCGGCTTTCCGACGCTCTGGACAACATTGAGAACAGTTTACCCTCCGAGTATGCAGAACTACCAAATACAGTTCTGCAATGGGCGACTGTTCCGCGTCACGCTCTACGTGCATTGCTTCAGCCAGCATTAAATGGAGGTACTGAATGATTATCGGATTTTTATTACTGGTTTCAGCCTGCGGACTCGATGCCTGTGACGCAATGCCTGTTTCGGATGATATTTATCTGACAGAAGATTCCTGCACTCTGGTATTGGAAGCTATTAATGAACGCCGACCAGCTGCTGTTTTGATGTGTGTAGCGGTGTCGCGGGAGGATATCGATGAACAGAAACCAGCTAATTAAACTGATACACGTTGCAAAGCGTGACCGCAAACTGGATGACGATACATATCGCCAGTTTCTGGTTAACTATGCAGGCGTCAACAGCACGCGGGATATGACAGAACGGCAACTGCAACAGGTACTGGATGCAATGAAGCAGTTGGGATTCAAGGTCAAAAGTACAAAGCCTAATAAGATCACCGCAACTGATGCACAGTCTAAAAAAATACGTGCGTTATGGCTGGAAATGTCTGATGCGGGCTACGTTCGTGACAGTTCTGAGCGTGCGATAAATGCATATGTACATCGCATCACTGAAGTCGGCAGGTTGGAATGGCTCAGTACAGACCAGGCCAGCCGTGTTATCGAATCACTAAAGCAATGGCAGGCCCGCGAACGCAAGGCCCAGTCTGTTCAGTGAGGGGTAAATCATGATCACGACGATGGAAGAGAAGCGTCATAAGCTGTTGTCTGAAGTTGCCGATCACGTAGCGGAGACAGCGACAGATTACGGCTGTTCTACAGAGCACGCTGAACAACTGGGGCTGGCCGTCGCTAATTTCCTGGCTGAACATTTCGGCGGGCAAAATTTCACGTTCCCGCGTGACTATGTCTATAAGCTAGCAGTGCGTGATCTACAGATTTACAACGAGCACAAAGGCAACAATTGGGCGGAGCTGAGTTCTAAATACGGCATCACGGAACGTGGTCTACGAAAGCTGATTCATCGCGTGCATCGACGCATGATGAAAAGCCGACAACCGAATCTGGATCTGTTCGACAGCGAAGAGTAA